GACGAAGACGCCCGCAAGATAGCGCCGTGGTCTACTTGTACCCGAACTTCTTGCGGAACGCCGGGTCTTCCCGCTTGAAGGCCAGGCCGACCATGATCGCGTTCGGGTCCGTGGCCCCGGAGATCGCCCGCTTCCACTGTTCGACAATGTACCGGGTCACGCCCCAGTAGTGAGAGACCGTCAACTCATCCTCTTCGCATACTGCCCGAACCAGGTCGCCGCAGAGAATCGGCAACACGACCGTGCCACGGCTATGCTGGAAGGTGGCCTTGGGCCACGGGATCGGCGCGTCGGTGAATCCATCCACCACCACGTCGCCGCGCCACTCGTCGTGCAATACCGCGCCGGTGCCCACGGCCGGGGCGTGGTACGGCCCGGCCCGCCAACGATACTGGTACGAAGGCGGAAACCGCTTGGCGATCTCCGCCTTCGAGCCGCTGCGTTTTGTCTTCTTCGCCATGTTCGCCTCGGCATTATGCGAGACAGTCCGGTCGATCTAGGATTGTGTCCCGTTTCCTCGACTCAGGACGCCTCCCGTTGCCCGTTTCGGATGCCCACCTTGCGGCCCGTCGTCTTCTTCCGCGTGTTGCCCAGGTATTCCTTGCCCAGGTAACGCTCGATCAGCCGCCAGACGGCGGTCTGGGTGAACGGTTTGCCCGCCGTCGTCGTGTATTGTTGGCTGTTCAACCACTCCACGATCTGCGGCAGAGTATCGCCCCGCTCGCGCATCTCCTTGATCGTCGGCATCAAGAAGGCGTAAGTATTCCGCACCCCCTCGCGTTTCTTCTTGGCGGCCGCGGCGATAGCCTTGAAGGTCCCCTTGCGGAAGTTTGCCTTCCTGACCCGAGGATCGGCCGAGCCGAGCTTCACGCCTCGGGCCTTCGCCGCAGCCAGGCTAGCCTTGGCCCGGTCGCTCAGCTTTCGGGTCTCCATCTCGGCCATGTTGGCGACAACATGGATCGACTTGTGGTGGATGTCCTGGATGTCCAGGCAGGCAAAGACCAATCCCTTGCTCTGGCACGCTTCGAGCAACATCCGCGTGACGGGAACATTGCGGACCAGCTTGCCCATGTGCGCAATGACTAACGTAGCTTTCAGCCGGATTGCATGTTCGATGGCCTTGGCCAGTTCCGGCCGCTGGCCCCGCTGCTTCGCCTCCCGGTCGGTGTACTCCCCAGCGATCCGGCCACCGTGAAAACTGACGAAGCTGGCAACCGCGTCCTTTTGCGTCGCAAGTTCAACGCTGGAAGGGGTTTTCTTCGGCCACACCCGGAGGTACGCAATGTACGGTTTCGTCGGCATTTTCGTTTCCTTCGTTGTAACGCTAGTGGACGTTACGCCAGCATCGTAGCCTTCCGTATAATCTTACACTACAATTAGCCGGATGTCAATAAAGAGTGAATCCGACCTTGCTTTTTCACCCGAAGTGATTAGGATTACGAGGCACCGGGGCAGCGTGGTTTGGGCTTGTGAGGCCAATGAAGCGTTTGTGTCAATCGCCAAGGAGTCGAGATCGTGACACACCCGGTCAGTCCCATGCTGCGGCTTTTCCGCGACGGCGCGCCGAGCTACCAGCCCGCGACTGCGGGCCTTGAGGAGGAGACGGGCGACCCGCAGGTCTCGCTCGACAACATCCAGCGGTTGATGGCGACCGGCCTGGGAATCATGGATTTTCTCGTCAGGCCGAACGGTGTTCTTGTGCTATTCCTGAGCGGCGAACAGTATTACGCGCCCGGTCTTCGCGTCGGCACCAGCGAATTGGCGACCACGGCCCTTGCTCACCTTGCCGCCAAGGCCGGCTTCGGCCCCGAGGCCCAGCTTCGACAAACCTACCAAGACCTTCCCAAAGACTATGAAGGCCAGTTGGTGAATCTGAACATAGCGATGCTTGGCCACCCGATGCCGTAGCTCGGCCGCCGCTGCATTCTCTCTTGGCCACTCTCGGCCCACGTCAGACCCGCTCGACGCTCTGACGCGGCAAGTGAATGAAGAGTGAATGATGAGTGAATCATCATTTCCAGCCGAAGTGCATGGCGTCGAGAAGGTTACGGCGAAGCAGTGAATGATGCGGAGTGGTTCCCCATTACCGCTGTTATATGCGCCCCTTTTCAGCGCTCTTCAGGTCTTTCTGTATTCCAAGAGTGGAGAATCATTCACTATCATTCACTCGTTTTGCCCCGCTATGCCCAACCTGTTGCCCACTCTGGATTTGCGGCGAGAACTGTCTGCCGCGTCGAGTGAATGATCTTCGCGCCCGTGTCGGGGAAAGGGCCACGGCAACCACGATTGGCGGCACGCGCGTCGCCCCTCCGTTTGACCCACTCGGCTACTCGTCCCCTTGACGGCATGAACGCCGCGTCCGACTCTGGAACGGAATGGACGCTGACAGACGAAGGAGCAGCCGCTTGCGCCGATTTTGCCGGTTGGATCGGTCGTGACGATTTTGACCCCACCCCGTCCCTCGGTCAATCAGGGCGTCTGCCCGCGTCTTCGGCACAACTGTCACAAGTCGTTGTCTTGCATGGGGTTGGCATGTCAGTTGTCCAACGTCAACAGACTTGCCAACGTCGGCACAACCGGCACGGACAGCCGGAAACGGATGGATTGTGCCGCCCTTGACGGTCAACCTGGTCGTGACGGCCTTGTCGATCCCGCCGTGTATCAAGGTTAATACGCCGTGCGCTGTATTAAGGTTGATACACTAACCCCGCGCGCTAACCGCGCGTGAAACGCCGGGGATTCCGGCGGCCCCACCTTCTCGATTCTCCCTGTCTATTGCCCTCTGTCGCAAGCGCCACGGGTGACGGGCGCGGTCCCTCCATGCGTCCATCCGGCGCGATTCCGGCGCGCCGGCCCCGCGCCGATTGCCCTCCTTCCGGCAATCTCGCCACCACATTTGACTTCAGTTAGAAGACGTGTAATCTGGAGATGTGGGGGCAAGCAACAATGGCAACGCAACAGGAGCACGCAACATGACAACCCGCACCGTTTATCCGGTCGATATGGTGGCACACCTCTGGGCGCACAAGTCGCAAGATTTCGCCCGCAACCCTGGGCACAATTTCTACTTCCACGGGGACACTATCTATAGCTACGGTTCCCATTTTCCCATCGCGCGGCACGTCACCCGCAAGGGCCGCGCCGCGGTTCTCTTCACCACCCATAGCTATAGCGTCACTACGGCCGGCCATATCTCCGTGGTGGCGGGGGCTTGCCGACACTTGACCGTGTTTCACGTTGCCGACGTGACGGCATCCCGCCCACAGTTTGCCGAGTATCGCTCCCGATATATGGCCCTTGTCGCCAAGTATGCCAAGGCGCGGACCCGCAAGCCGGAGATTCTGGCCTGTCTTCGGGAACTGGTTAGCGAAGCCAACCAGTTTGCCGACTTCTTCGGTTTGCGGGCGCGCTTGACCTTGCCCGACGATTTGACGGCCATGATTGCCGAGTGTCAGGCAATCGAGAAGAGGGAACGGGAACGGAAACAACGCGAAGAGCGCAAGCGGGAACGGGAAGCGCAAGAGCGCTTGCAGAAGTGGGTTGACGGGCAGTCGGACTACTGCCCGTCCTACGGTCCTATCCGGTTGCGTATCGTCGGGGACGAATTGCAGACAAGCCGGGGCGCACGGGTGCCCCTTGCCCATGCCGTCAAGGCATTCCGGGTTATCAAGCGCTTGCATGACAAGGGGCAGACCTACGAACGCAACGGGCACACGATCCACCTTGGACACTTCGCCCTTGACGCGGTTGACAGCGCTGGCAACGTCCGGGCCGGTTGCCATGAGGTGGCATGGGATGAGATAGCGCGGGTGGCGACACTCGCGGGGGTCAACTAACACGTTCCACAACAACTTTGAGGTTTGCACCATGAGATACGACTACTACACGATTGACGTTCCGCGGGAATGCGGGCTTTCCATCTTCGACTTGGGATTTGCGGCAATCCGCATGGCGGAAAAGCGCGTCCGGTTGCGTTGTGTCCCTTCCCACTGGTCGGCGCGGCCCGTCAAGGGAAGAGCGCGGGCCAAGTCGGTCCGTTTCATTGTTCGTCGGAAGCGCAACGCATAGCAACAGGAGCAACACCAATGAATACCGCAACACAACGGCCGGTTACTTTGCGCGTGGGGGAATTCCAAATCGAATCACTGGGGGTGGAGTGGCCCGACTATTTCCAGGGGTACGGGCTTGGCCCGCGGTCCAAATACAACTACTGCGCCTATGGCATCGGGAACACGGAGGAGGAAGCGATTGCCGATTGTCTGGAAATGGTGGCGGGGCAGGGTTTCGACGTTGACGCCGAAACGGAAGAGCGTATCCGGGCGGAGTATGGCCCCGCCGACGATTCGGAAACCGCGCTGGAGGCGCTGGGGGTTGAAGAGGAGGGCGACGATTTGGACGAAACCCCCTTCTTCCACGTCGGCATGAAGTGGAATTGCCGGGAAGAGGAGCGGTTGGCCCGGATTCGAAATATCCCCGATCTGGCATTCTTTCATTATCAGGACTATTGCCCGCAAGGCCCCTCCGCGCTCCACGCGGGGCGTCAGCAGTGGGGCTACACCCGCCGTATCGAACCCGGCAACAAGTCGGTTTCCTATGGCGACTTGATGCACCCGGACGATTGCCCGACTAGCGCGGTCAAGTATCTGGAAGGGCTTTCCGCCGATGCAACCGAAGAAGGCGAGTTGTACTTCTTCCTGCCCTATGCAACCGGGTCCGATTACTCCGGGTCCACCGTGGAAAAGGCGAACCACAAGGAATTCCTGGAATCCCACGGGGAGGAGGCATTTGTCTGGGACGCCCGCGGCGGGTTCAACACCTACGCCGTTGTACTCGGCTTGACGGGCCTTCTGGAATGCGCCGACGACACCTTTGACGCCGTGATGGGCGTTATCGAACGTCTGAAGGACTATCCCCTTATCGACGATGAAGCGCTTTCCGCCCTGGAAATGGAAGGGGCCGATGAGGCATGGGATCGTTGGGCCGCGGCGGACTTCCGGCACGCGGTGGAAAGGAAATTCGAGGGCGTTGACTTCGAGTGGCCCGCGGATACCGACTTGCGCCCCTTCTTCGAGCGAATGGCGGAGAAGGCCAACGAATACTGGTTTAACGAAGGGTACGGGCCGGATATGTACATCCGCCTTGACAAGATAGTCGAGAAGATCGACTTGGATTGTCTGGCCGATTACACGGTTTCCAAATAACCACGTCGGGAGCGCTTCGGATCGGTAGCGCTCCCGTCTTGTCTTATCGCAACACCTCTTGAGGAGACTGCCGTGAGTTTGCATCGGTTTGTTTGCGTCGATTGCGGGCAGGAGATTTGCCACGTCGATCGGTTGACCACGGGCTATGGGATCGACCGCGCGGGCAACAAGGTTTGCTACGCTTGTTGCGGGAAGCGCGATTCCGTCGATATGTCGGCAACCGGCCGCGCGGTTCTCTACTTGACCGAAGGGCCGGAAGGGGCCTTTGTGTCCAATTGGCCGGGTACGCTGAAGTACCACGTCCAATACAAGCGCGTGGGGACACATAACCTTGCCGGTCGGCGCGTCGATGTGTGGTTTACGGATTCGGCCGGCCGGAAGTGGCACGGGGTCAACTACGGCCATAACTCGCAATTGTGCCATTGCCGCCGATTGCGCGGCGCGGCATGATTCGGGCCGTCGGGGTGATTCTCTGCGCCGTCTTGTCGGTTCCGCCGACGTGTCGGCTTGCGGCCCGTTGCGCGCAAGCAAAAGGGCAAGGGGGTTGCCTTGCCCGTGCGAATCCGAAACGGCTTGCGTTGCCCGACGGACCGCGCCTAGCGCGTCTTGTGGGGCTTGGGGGCTTTGCAGTCGGGAGGAGGGAACGTGATTCCCGCCGACTTGTAATACTCCTGGGACAACTCCCTCAAGATTGCCTTGAGGCAACGCTTGTAGTTGCCCACATGTTTCAGCCGATGGCGCAATTCGTCCGTCGGGCGTTTGCCGTAGAACACAAGGGCCTTGACGCCCGGCCAATCGCCCTTGTCGATACCGTGTTGCGCAAGGATTGCCGCAAGGCGTTTGCCGGTCATGTCAACCAATTTCTTCATTGTTGCTACTCCAGAGTTGTGAGAGGTGGAGCGTGGGACCACATTGCAACTATTCCCTTCAGCCGACACACATCAAGCGGTTTTCGTCGAATCCGGCCGGTTTTCAGAATGGCGCGTCGATTCTCGCGTCAGACTTCGCACATCGACATTTCCGCGCCCTTTCGCTATGTCCGCTCGTCGTTCGGCAAGGGTGAAATAGCCGGTCGCCAGGTATCCTCTAACCGTGAACAAAACGGCCTTGAAGAAGCCGGCCGCGAAAACATTTTCAGACAAACGACCAGGCATCGGTGGTACGTCATCGCACAGCGCAGCCATTCCACTGGCGGTCCGTGATCCAGGTGGCGGCTTTCCCTTGTCAGTTCGGCCGGTGCTTGCCCGACTGACCTTCTCGATCCCTGATGCTCTGGTTCACGTCACCGCGTGTTGACGTGTGATCCTCACGTTGACGCGCCGCCGTCCGATCAACGCAGTCCCGCTTCGCATGGTCTCGGCCATGACCGACATACTGGTTGATTGTCAGGTTGCGCAACGGCGGCCAGCCATGCGTTCGACCAAGGCTCCGCTATCGTGCGTTTCGTTTGCCTTGGCGGTCAAGTTCGGCGGCTGGCGACCGTGCCGGGCAAGAGCGGTTACCGTACAATCAAACGTGGCGACCGGCCCAACGGCGCGAGGTCATGGCAGCCCGTGGGCCACGGGTCGGGAATTCCTGCCGGAAAGATCGACCGGCCGGTGTGTGGGCGAGTGGCCGCCGATGGGCGGCAGATGGGTAGCGGCGGGGCGTTCCCCATCGGGAGACTTCCAAAGGTCGGCGTTTCCAATGGGCGGCAACCGAAGTTCCCAGCCCGCAATAGCCCACAAGTGGTCAAGCGCCAGCGCTCAAAGCGCCACAAGCGCCGCCGCGCCAAGCGCAATTCGTTTTGACCCCTTGCGGTTTTG